CAGCTTCTACAACAGCCAGCGGCTGCACTCCAAATTGGGCAACTTGCCACCCAATGCTTTCGAGCAGAAATCGGCAATCAAACAACCTATCTGTCTGTGCGAAAAAACTTGACCAGGACAATCGTCACAAATTTTTCGTTGATGATGGTCAGATACAGCATGTAGTACCAGCCATCTAGGTAGCGTAAAGTCGGGCAAGCGGAATAGCGCGTTTTGTCGAACGGATTCCCTACTGGCGTCCAACTCTTCAAATCGACGGACGCAGCAAAGCGCGGAGTAAATCCAACAACATCCTTTTCTGCCACCTCATAGGCCATTACAAAGCTGCTGGGTCCGCGCGCCACCGAAGTGTTCAGTATCTGCTGCCCGGGGTCCGCCCGCATGACGGTAACAGGATCACTCCACTGCTTTATATCGGATGAACTCAGCATCACAACATGGTCTGACTTTTCAGAATCAGAGGCGAAGATTGTGACTAAATTTCCGTCAACAAAAGCTGAAATAAGGCTCAGTCCTGGCAGTTGCAGCGTTGCAATTTGCTTTCCGCTAATCTCCTTAATAATCACCTCACTGACCATCGGCGATCCCCGGGGAGACCGTTTGTGAATGATGGCATACATCGTCCCATTAAAGACTATCGGCGTGGACTCCATCACATCCCGCATATAAACCGACTCCTGCTTGTATATTCCTAGAATGCCCAAACTAGGGTCTGAAGATTTCACAAGAACAACCCATATCAAAAGCAGAAACAGGAGGATGGAGTAGGGTATTTTCATCATCCAATGGTATTACGGGATGGCTGCGAGAAACTGATTTGATGTTTGACTCCAGAAAACACGCTTTACATCCATCGCAGTTGTCTGGTCGCCAACAGCATAAACCGCATATGTCACACCGTTGAACTCGGTAAAGTCAAAGTCCGAGACGTTGGTTAAATCTCCGGGGAATTTTGGGAGCAGGATGTAGCTCGTAGATTCCGTCCATATTGCCGATGGGTCCGACGCCTTGGCGACGCGAGTGCGAAATTGACCGCCCTCATTGACCAAATAGAACATATACCAGTAATTGTTTTCCGTCGAAAACTTCAGGGTCGGACAGGCAACATATCTGTCAGCCCCGAAAATACCACCGTATGGTGACCATGGACCGCTGGGGCTGCTTGATTCAAACCAACGAACATTGAACATCGGCTTGCCGGGTTCATCTGTTTCATAGGCCATGACGTATCTATTATTAACCGAGTCGAAGCAAACACTGGTGTTAAATAGATATTGCCCTGGCGCTGTAGTCACCCAAGCATCAGTCGGTGTGGACCAAACTGACATTGCAGCATCTGACGTTGACATGTGTCTAATGGATTTGCTTGTCGCTTGATCTGTACCCCAAAAATGCAGCGTTGATCCAACAACTAGAGCGCATCCTAATCCCATGCCTTGATTTGGAACTTCAGCAATCACCACGCCTGTGAAGTAATCGCAAATTGTCAAAAGATGCGATTTTGCTGGGAATCTCGATGTGTAAAGAACGATTAGCCTGCCGTTAAAAACAACAGGAGACGCTTCAACAGCGAACGGAATAAAAACATGAGATGAAAACATGCGGTCCTTTGATCAATAGAATTCTTCGACGATGACAACACCAGGAGCGCCAGTTCCACCGAGATTAGGTGTTCCAGAACTTCCTCCTCCAGCGCCCCCGCCTCCATAAGCAAGACCAGGCCCGCCATTACCATTGTTATGGACGCCTTTTGCGCCACCCCCAAGAGCAGAGCTTCCACCTGACCCGCCGCAATTTGGATTTGGATTTGAAAATCCAGGGCTTCCAGCTGCATTTATGTCGCCGCCAACACCTACCCCGCCAGAGCCACCGTTTGAGGCACCGGATGTAGTCGAACTTGCATCACCTCCGCTTCCTCCGGTAGCGCTGCAATACGCACCAAAACTGCTGGCGCCTCCTGTGGTTCCGACTCCGGAACCAGATGCCCCAGTTGCCACCGCTACAGCGACAGCGACCGTTGTAATGGCGCTTGCATCAATGACTTTTTCAGAAGACCCGCCGCCGCCCCCGCCACCACATGAGAATCCACCGCCACCGCCACCGCCACCGCCACCGCCACCGCCAATAACACGGATACGCAATCTTTTTACGCTAGATGGCTTGGTATAAGTTCCATTTACCGAGAACACTTGAATCGTAGGGCCTGCATTTAGGTTGATGCCCTTTGCTGGGTTAAGCAGCACCCACTTATCCAGAGTCAGGTCATATTGAAGTTCTATCCAGTGCCCAGCCCCTGCGATGTCACCGGCCGCAAGCGCAGAGCCTGCGCCTTTGACGATGGTTTTTGCGGTCAAGCCGTTGGGCGAGAATGTGGGTGTTGTCGTGGCATTGGCGAGGCCGGCACGAACCGAAATCATCATGCCGTTTGTGATCGCCAAAATAACAGGGCTAAACGCCGCCGTCAATGCGTCCGAAGTTCCGGTTGCAACGGCTGATGTATTGCGCCCCGATTGAGTTGCAGCCTGCCCCGCATAGGGAATCCACGAAACGCCAATTGACGACGGTGTGCTATTGAAGTTGGTTGTATTGGCCGCAAGAATATTGACATATGAATTCAAACCTGTATCGTCTTGCAGTACAACCCCAACCGGGTAGCCACCGATAGCCGTTGACAGTGCCGCATCAAATTGATACCGACCACCAGCACCTAAAAATGTCGTGTGCTGCGAGAGTGCATTCAACACGCCATTCATATCCATGCCGGAAGGCGGTACACCACCGGCTGCAATGGGCGTCATGGTCAGTGGCGGGAATCCATCGGCGAACGATGCTGCGCCATTGGTGATGCCGATTTGCGATGCAACCGGGATTGTGTTCTTGATTCCAGAACTCGCAAATGGAGTCTGTAGATTTACTGGCCGAGTAATTGGCATTTTTTTACCTTTCCATTGGACGAAAAAAAGCCCGTGCTAGACGGGCCATAAACTAAGTAAGGGGAAAATCAAGGGGCGTAAAAAGAACCTTGTCCGAAGGGTTGCAAGCCAGAGCCTGCAAAGCCGAAGGTGTTGGGTATGTCGATCTGTAGAACGCTCACGCTGACGCCTGCGCCATGCGGCAAGACTCCGCTACTGGTGACAATCGCCACCTCGTATGGCTGCAAATAGAACTCAAAGGTGTAGCGCATCGCCATGCCGCCAATGTCATTCACGTAGCAGCGACCGCGATTTGGAAATAGGTTGCGCAGTAGCTGATTCAGGGCTTGCGAAGTGGTAGCGCTGATGTTCGCCAGCGCCTTGGCCAGAATCAAAGTCCGGTAAGCATCGTCTGACAGCATGTAGGTGCTGGTCGCCGGTACGCCCGCATAGAACGGAGCTTGTCCGAATGGCGCGGTGTCTTTCACGCCATCCTGAAAGCCGAAGTTCGTGACCGGCGCATTGATTTGCAGCGCCCGTTTCACGTCTACGATGCGACCCCAAATATCCAAACCGAAGCCCTGCGCGGTGTTCACGTTCCACACGAAGTCGTAGAACTGCTGAAAGTTCGCCGTCTGGTCGATGTACTGGTTCATGTTCGTGACCAGGGCGACGATGGTCGGGCTATTGCCGTACTGACTGACAATGGTCTGCTCAAAGTTCTTCATAGCTACACCAGCGTCACAACGATATTCGCCGCTGTCACCGTAGGCGACTGGTCAATCCCGACTGCTACAGAATTCAGCGTTGCCGTGGTCTTTCCAATCAGAATCGACACAATCGAAACCGACGAACTAATCAACGCAACCGGCGCATAGAAGCGGCTGGCAAAGATCGTGGAGGCAATTCGCGCACGCTGCCCGCCATCAGAGCCCGAGAATGCCGCCACGATGGCCGCTTGCACCAGTGCCACGATATTCGACGGCAGCGATGGGCTACTTGTGATCTGCACCGCAAACAGGATCGGCAGTGATACGGGGACTTGGTACTTCACCGCGTAGGTCGGAAATGGCGCGTTGTAGCCACTGGTATCCGTCACCGTCACACTGGTGTTCCCGTTGTAATCGCAGCCGGTATCTTTCTTCGTCCAGATCGCTTGCGCAATGTCCGTTGACAGCCCGCCCACCGCAGCAACATACAGCGAGTGAGGTGCTAGGCTGAAATTGGTAGCGCCCACCAGCACGGCGGCATTGGTCGAGTTTTCCGCTGCGTACACATCAAGCACGCCCGCCACGTTGAACACAGCGGCGTAGATCGAGGCCAGTGAGCCCTGCGCGTTCAAGGCGACGGACTGCTGACGGCGATAAGCGAAGTCTGCGCGGCTTTCGACTAATGATCCGAGCGTTCCATCAGCGGGATTGGTGATCGAGTCCCAGCCCGGAATGGCTTTGTAAATCTTCGCCAGTGATCCAGCCGGGCAGCTTTTGGGGCCGCTAACCGTGCAAGAGAACGGCAGCGAGACAACGCCGCCTGCTGGGATGGTTCCCGCTGCGGTGGCCAGGTAGCGATTGCCCGCGCTGTCGGAAGCCATTGCGCCAATCGGGATCACCGTACCCACCAGTCCGGTGCAATTGCACAGCGCCGTGGTGTAGGTCGCCGGGTTGCGGTTAATGAAGTAAATCCGCCCGATAGCGTCCTGCATGAAGCCGTCTGCATAGTCGGGGTTCACTTGGTTGACGAAATTGGCAAAGGTGCTGTTTGCGTCACCGATGATTGCTGTGGTGCTGCTGGCGATCTGGCCTTGAGGTGTTTCGAGCGCCGGGTTAACGCCACCACCGAAAGCCGTGTTTATGTCTGCGACAACTCCCGCAAGAATGGCCGACTCAAGCGGAAGAACAAGCCCGGTTTGCGTAAATTTAACGGCTGGCACGCTGGTTGCTGACATTCCTTCTCCTTAATTTTGGGCGTAAAAAAAGCACCTCAAAAGGTGCCGAATGGGGTTGCTTTGGTTTAAAAGCTGGCTTGATGCGCTGCGCCCGCTGTGTCGATGAATTGGACTTGCCCGGTGATCGTCCGGGAGTTCAACGACCTAATGACGACCTGCGCCGATACGACGCCGGGCACGGTCAACGCCGCTTCAGTAAGCCTCGCCTGGACAAGCGACATGGGCGGCCACTTGCCGAGAATCTCGCTGAAGTACGGAACGCCCTTGTTTGACTGATACCAGAGCTCGCCCGAGAAAAGGCGGCAGGCGCACGCTACGTCTTGCGTAATGGCGTATGGCTCTTTGCAGACTGCGATGTTCCCGGCAATATCAAGGACCAGATCCAATGCCTTGCGATCTAGCAAAATCGACTTCATACGGGTGCTCCTGTGTTACCTGCGCCCGGCTGCACGCCGCTATGGGTATGCGTGTGCAGGACAGTCCCTTGCGACGATACAGAGCCAGTAGTGCTCATGTTGCCGGTGAAGGTTGATGTACCTCCGCCCGTCTGCGAAATCGTGCCATTCATGACCGTTGCGCCGTTCACTGTGAAAGTTGGCGTCGTCACGGTGGTGGAGGTGCTGGCGTTGATCTCAACAGTTGCTGCGGTGATCTGCACATCCGGCGCGTCAAGGATCACGGCTGAAGGTGAATGAATCTTGATGCCAGCCGTGGAGAACTGCACATATTGGGAAGGCATGCCATTGAGGACGCCGCCAATATACAGGCCGTCCGCCATCGAGAAGCGCCGCCATGAGCCGGGGTTAGCCTGCCCTTTGGTGGTTGCTACCGTTGTAATGTCGTGATCTGCAAATACTGCGATACCAATGTCGCCCACTTGCGGGTCGATGATGATGGCATTTGCGCCGCCTTGAATGCGGGTGTAGGGAAGGCTTCGGATAACGCCGTGGGCGGTGGCATTCTTTGATCCATCCGTTTGATTCACCAGTGGCTGCACATCAACGAAGCCAGCGGGAGACAATCCGCCCGAGTTGGTGACTGACACTACCTCCACCAGCGTGGCTGTGTTCATGCGGGATAGGGCTTGCTCGACCACGAATTGAACCGCATTGAACTCGCTTCTATCGCTTGACGGGGTGGATGTGCCTGCATGACCAAATTCACTCATATATTCGCCTTATTGCAATTAATTGTCGTAACCCATTGACCGCCCGGTGTTTCGCTTTCAATCGTGTGGGCCACCGCGTAGGCCGTCCAAAGTCCACATGCGGCCTGCAGTGAACTGGTGATGTTCACCTGCCTCGCTAAAACAAGGTCAGGATTGAAAATTGTTTTAACCGATACACCCTGCGAGGCAAAGCTGGGGTAGCCAATCATCCCGGTTTCAACGTTGATTTCTACCGGGTCGCCAAGCAAACGGCTCCCGTAGCGGTTGTAAATCACTAACTTCCCAAGCTCAATCGAGAACTCAATCCCCGCTTCTTTGGCGCAGTCTTTGACCTGTTGCAGCATCGTCCCGCAGTAGTACGGGTTTTGCAGCATGACCGACACGTCATTTCCCTCAAAGCCAAGACCCATAACCCGTGCAAACTCTTCCATGACTACGGCAGCGTCAATCGTTCCGACGTAAGAGTTGGCATTGACGGCGCGGACAGAATTTACAGCAGCAGCCAAAGAAACGATGTTGAAAACAACTTCGGGTGCCGCTTCAAAATCTGCAAAGGCTCTGATAATTTGGCCTTGGTAGACAACTGACATTGGGCCTACTTCGTCACCCGCAGCAACTAAGATGGTGTCCGTTCTTTGTTGTATTGCGAATGGCCCCCTGCCCGATAACTTATTCATCATGTCCAGCGGCAGGCCGTAGATTCGGATATGAGCCTCTCCCTGACTATGATTCCCCGCATAGAGAAACTGAGCCGATACGCGGTGGCCTGTTAAAGTCACGTCCAAACCCTTGTCGTCACCGAATTGACCTTCGCCTAAGTTGATGGTCACGTCGATTTTTCGTTGTGCGTATGAGGTCATTTTTAAGGGATTTATATGAAAAAAATAACAGTTCTTTTATCTCTTGCTCTTCTCTCATTGGTAAGCCGCTCCGAAGGGGTAAAGGAAAGCGCCCAAGAAAAGTTCACAAGGTGCCTTCATTACGGCGGGTTGTTTTCATCCGCTTCCAGCTTCCGAAACTATGGTCTACCGCCCGCCGAAGCGCTAAGGTCAATCCGTCAGTCGGCAGCTAACGAACGCCGGGAGATATCGGTAGAGGTCGTAAAGCAGGCTATCAACACTGTTTACTTTGATCCCGACTTCGCTTACGCGGGAGGCGAGGCGCTTGGCTCTCAAATGAGAAACCTATGTCTACGCGACGGAAAGCCACAGTTCCAGCCTCTGAAGTAACTCAAACCGGCACCGCGTACCCCAAGATAAACCGCTTGCCAAGCTCTGAGTAATGCGGATCAGCCGCGCCTCTCAGGTCTTTGAAATACAAGTCACCGACAAAGCCGTGGTATTGCTTGCCTGTCATGCTCAAGCGGTCACGGCCTAGCTTGGTCGTGAACACCGCCACATTGTTGACAAACAGATCGACGTACATCCCAGTCGTTTTCTGGTAAAGATTGATCTTGCAATTCTGACCGCCCAGCATGACGCTGAGTGTTTGCGATGGCTTTTGACGTACTGGAATGACCAGCACCTTAACGGTGGTTTGTTTCATTTAACGATCCAAGGTCTAGTTTCCATCCACAATTTGTAGTCCTTCTTTTCCTGCTCGTTATAGCCCGGTGGAGGGTTGTCGAGACGGTCTTGCAGCTTGTTTTTTGATGGGTCGGGAGACTGTGCTTGCGCCCTTGCTGCTGGTGACAACGTGGGGTCTGTCGTCGGGTCGTATTCGTCGTTAGAGCTACCCGATACAAAGTTGGTCGGCGCGTCCTGTGCTGGCGTCGGCTCAACCGCTTGCACTTGACCGTCGCTTACTGGGTCGGCTGCGGCTGCTTTTCCGTCAGTCTCTGGCGTGGCATCCTCTGCGCTGGCGACGGGCGCGTCAGTCTCCGCGATGGGCGAGAACTCTGCGACGGCCGTAATCCTTACCTCGATAAACCACAATTCCACCGTCAGAATCGATACGCCGTTTTTGCTCTCGCGCCGGTATCGGTAGTTTTGCAGCGAGGCATTCAAATAGGTGGCATTGGGTGTCACCACCGTATACAGGTCGGTCGTATTCAGCATCAGATCGCACTTGTCCAGAAAGGCGGTGCGTTTGGCTTCATCCCCTCCGATTGCCATTTTTACGCGGCAGTCGTAAGGCGTGCCCACTTTGTTGTAACTTGCAAATGCGCCCTCTTCCTGCGGGTATTGAGAGACTCGCGTGTCTTGCTTGTAATCAATGTCAAGGAATGAATCGGGTATCAGAGCCTCGGTGATGGTGGCGGCAACCGCTGGCGAACCCGGCGATCCACCGTCAGACTCTGCAATCTGGCCCTGTAGCGCCTCCTTTGGCCCCCGGTACTTGGCGTCCGCAGCGTTAATAATGGTTGATTGCGCTGATTCGTTCGTATTGATAGATGCCTGAATGGTGGCCGCTTTCGCCGTATCTCCCGCAGCGGTGGCCGCTTTCATTTGCTCATATTCCGAGTTAATCGTCACCTGCAGCGCGTCCGACTTCTTTAGCTCGACACCCCAATCGGCATTAATCTGATCAAGTTGGGTTTGAATCTCTTTCGTTTCAGTCGAAACTACAGCAGGCACGGCGGGCACATCCTCATAGATGGCCCATACCGTTTTACCAAATATCGCCTCTGCCGCTGCACCCATTGCCATCTTGACGATCTGATCAACCGTGGGGACGGTGATACTCCGAAAGACAGCGGGTACGCCTGGCACATTGGGCACATCAGGGAAAGGGATCAAGCTCATTTATTGGAGTCCGGTATTGGCTTGTGCCGTGAACATGATTGTTTTGATCTGCTTTTCAGCATCGCGGGCCATTTCTTTAGCATCGGTGGCCTGGGTCACAATCTGCACGCCGCCATTGATAACAGTCTCGGAGGTGCTAACGCCTTGTGATCCGCGCCCGCCATTGCCCATCCGGCCTTGAACCTGAGACAGATAGTTTTGCGTTTCAATCGGAAGCTTTCCCATGCCAGTTCGAGCCAAGTTACCTTGTCCGAAGTTGTATTTAGCCAGCGCCATCGGGAAGCTCTCGCCACTTTGCCGCATCAGTTCGCCCATCATGCGAGCTGCGCCGTCTGCTGATTGAGCCAGGTCATTGGGATCGGTAACGCCGTACTGCTTGGCGGTGGCGTCCATGAACTGGAAGTGACCCTTCGCACCCTTCGGCGAAAGCATGTTCTTGCCGCGCCCTGACTCTTGTTGCCACATTGAATCCAGAGTGCCAAATGGAAGGTTATTTTTTGCCTCAAGATTGCGGAACATTTCAGCGGTTGCGCCCGCTGTGGGGGATGGCTTGGTTCCATCCGTTACGCTTCCGCTTGCAGAGCGTCCAGAGCTGCCACCATTTTTTCGGCGCTCAAGCTCCTTATCTTCGTCTTTATTTAGACCCTCGGAATGCATCAGCAGCGTGCCGACAATCCCGAGTTTCGCCAACATTGCAAGAGCAGCCGCGCCTGATACGCCGATTACCCCGAGCGCGGTGCCAACACTCATAAGCGATGCGGCCAGAGAAACAGCGCTTGCAATGAACGGTGCAAACTGCAACGCAACCAATGCAATCAATACATTCTTCCATCCGCCGACCGATTCAGCAGCTTTATCTAGCTCTTTGGCGAATTTCACAACGCTGTCAATCGCTTTCTCAACCCACGCCTTAATATCGTCTTGATGCGCCTCAAGCCATGTCGCCCACTCGCCAAACTTTACCAGCATCTTTTCAAATACAGGCTGAAGCGTTATCAGGATACGTTGCGAAACGCCTTCAATCGTGGCCTTGAAATCAATGAACTTGACGCGCAGTTGATCGAGCTTGTCGGCATCTTCGCGGGAGATTTTCGAGTGCTTTTGCTGTGCGGCCACCAAAGCCAATACAGCCTCTGGACCTTTTTTCAGTAGGTTAAACGATTCTTCGCTCAAGCCCATCTGATCGGCTTTGAACTTCGCGTCTGCCGGGTCTTTCTTGAAGGCGTTATGGATCACGCGAGCCTGCCCAAGCAGATACGCTTCACCATTCTTCAGATCATTCTCATTCAGTCCGAACATGAACGACTTGGCGGTGCCATCGGTCATCATGCCGTTTTTAAAGGCTGATACAGCGCCGGACGACGCCTTCAACTGCGCAACCATGCTCTCAGCAGAGCCGCCAGCGATTTCGCTGGCGCGGCCATAGGCAGACAGCTTTTCAGTGCTGATGCCCAAGTTATCCGACAAGCGGCCAAGGTTTGACGCGCTATTGACCGTGCTTTCAACAAAGCTCTTGATGCCCACGCCAGCCGTGAATATGGCCAGCAGACCCAGCGCTTCATTGCGAAGCTTTGAGAAGAACTGAGCCGCTTGAGCGCCCCGGGCTTCCATATCCTTCGCGGTGCGTGCTGCCTCTGCGCCGGTGTCTTTGAATGACTTGCTGGCCTGCTTGGAGCCTTCCTTGAAGCCTTTGGTGTCTAAACCCAAACTTACATACAAGGCATCAATTATTTGGGCCACGTCAATTCCTTTGTTCGCTCATTGCGTTTTCGTTGAAGCTATCTACCGCGAGAATTTCCAGCATGTCGTAGAGGTCTTGAGCGCCGTAAACCGATCCAAGCTCATGCAGCGTTGCCATGCGCCGGGACACCAGCCGCGCTATCGACCCCGGCACGTTGGCGTAGTTGATTAAGCGCGGGTTTTGCTGCCCGATTCCGGGGCCGAAGTCGAGGGATTTCCTGGAATAAAAAAAGAAAGGTGTAAATTGAAGACCTCCTTACGCAAGGTCAGAAGTGTCCCGACTTCTTCAATATCGTCAATGATCAGAGCCCGCGTGACGTTGGAGCTAGGCCGAACCTGTACGCAGGTCATCATTTCATCAAGCAGCGGCTTGGCGGCATCAAACGATAGCTTTGTCAGTGCACCAATGCCCAGCGCGGCAATGCCAGCCAGCCCAGCACCAGCGATTGAATCGGGTATTTCGACGCCAGCATTCAGCATGGCGAACAATGCTCGACCAGCCCACTCTTCGGAGGCATGAGCGCTCAATTCGGTGATAACGAAGGTCTTGCCAAAGTCGCGGCCTTGTTGGTCAATCGTGACCGTTGCTACTTTACGTGCCATTTAATTCTCCTAACGCCCGTTGAATAGATTGCACGGACCAGCCCAACGGGAGAGGGCATTGGGACGCAGGTGGCCTCCTGTGGCCCGTGCAAAAACTGTTATGCGAAAGCGGGGGTTACCGATTCCCAAGTGATCTTGTAGCTCATGGGTTGCAGAACCTTTTTGACGCCCGGCATTGGGGGAGTGCTCGTCAAAACGCCTCGCGTCATGGTGTACTTGCGGCCAATGCCAGGAAGTTGCACAGAGCCATTGGCAAAGAAAATTTCTCGCGCGGTGTTGTTTGCCGCCTCCCACGTCTCAAAGAAACTCAAGCTAGGAGAATCCGGCATGATGCTGATTCCCTGAATCTTCAGGGTTGGAAGCCAGCCCGCCGACAACTTACCATCAACACCCTGAACCACCTCGGCAGGGTCCACCGCGTCGAAGGTGAAAGCGTCATCCGAGGCAAAGCCGGAGATAACTTGAGCGACGGGGAAAATCCCGCCTACGGATAGCAGCAATACGGAATTTGCAGCGGTGATAGATGCCATTTGTTTGTTCCTTGAAAGTGTTCAGACGTAAAAAAAGCACCGCATGGGTGCTTTGATTGGTTTGTTGGTGGGTTACATCACGTCAATGGACGAGAGATTAATTTTCTGTACGCTGCCACCGTCAGTAAACCAGAAGGTGCAAGCTGGACTACCGCGCAAGCCTCGCACCTGGGCGCTGGCTGGCAAGACCTGCAAATACCATCCCTGATTTGTCAACGATCCGTCAATCGGCAAGCCAGCCGCCATATTCACCTGAGCCGCTTGCTGAACAGAAAGAGCGACGCCCGGACGGATAGATCCGAAGTTCAGCGCCTGATTAATCGGGTCTTGGCAGGCGGCGGCAATCAAGCCGTAACCGACTGTGTTGTATGGGATCGACTTGCTGGACGACATGAGCGTCATCAGTGCAAGCTGAAACTGCGCATTCAGATAAATCTGATTGACGTAGGCATCAATCCACTTCCAGACTCCGGGTGTTGAGCCGGTTTGCAGGAAGGTGAACGCCTGGTTCGCCGTGGCGTAAGCACCGTAGAAGTTGTATCCGTTGCTGATCAGATTGGCGGCAATCGTCGGGTCGGTCACATCAGCCATCAAACCGCTCTGCCCTTTGTAGGCGAAAGTGATGCGGCCATTGCGTTGCGTGAAGTCAATCGAGGCTGTCATGCCGCAAATGAATGCTGCTTTGTCTGCCACTGGATAGACCGGGATCACGCCGGTATAGTTGCCAGCCGCAACGACCGGGCCGAAGCTGGTTGTATTGCCCGACTGCGTAGCCGTAACGTCGGAGTCCCAGCACACATACGCATAACGCTGGTTCTGTGCATTGACCCACTGCGCAAACAACAATTTATCAGCAAGCAAAGGCTCCCACACGGTCATGAACGGAGCCCAGTTCTGCGTGACCTGAGTAACGGCATTCATGAATGTAGACGGCACAGCAGCAATCGAGCCTTGCGACAATACCGCGCCGGTAGCTGTGGTCAGCATCAGGCTTGCGGAAATCGTGCCAGAGCCGATGCTGATGGTCGATGCCGCGC